TATTACGTTAATGGTTAACATACATATCCGCTTGCTAAACCATGTTATAAGATGGCTGAACAAAGGCTCATAATTTGCACAACTCCCACAAATCCGTACCTTTGCAATGTGTTTTTCATAGTATTAGATTAAGGTTAAACAAAGATTGGCTGTCTGGGATAGATAGCCTTTTTTGTATCTATCAGTCACCTTTGTTCTCGTCCCTATACTTATGCTTCCAATAGCTATTTAAACAATTATATACAGTAACGCAAATTATCAAAACTGTTACAACAAACCCTCCCCAATCAAATTCCATATCCTACCTTATTACATTCCACTCACTTTCCATAATCACATGTTCACACTTATTACACCTATGCAGGTAAGTCGGAAACGGAGCTGTCGTATAATCTTCGACAGCAATTTCTATACTGCCACATTCCGGACACTCAATTTTTACCTCTTTAATACCGGAATAGTCCCAGAAAGACAGTTTCCCTTTCACGTTCTCGATTGGATTTTCATAGAGTATAGAATTAGCCAGTACCCAGTTATAAACTCCTTTTTCTGCCCAAACTGACGGATGATTCTGCACGCAGTCTACTATCTCAACACTTCCGATGATTGCGCCAGTCTTTTTATAATATCCACACACATCCATAATGCAATCATCTATTGCATCAGCTTGAGTATCATTGAATATCATGTAAGGTTCTCTGTCAGATTTTGCACTTGAATGAATCAGTATTCTCTGCCCTAAGTATTTCTTTGGGCACGGCCAGGTTCGGTTCTCGATGTCTTTGATGCCGTGGACTATCAGACTGGCCCATGGCTGTTTGATGGTTATTGCTTTCATCCTTCGCCTCCTTTCGGTAGTGCTGGTATCGGCCTCCAATGTGTGACATATCCAGTTTTGATGTATGGATAAATATTATACATCACTCTACGAGCCGCCATTTCACCTTCTTTTCCGTCTACTGTTATGACTTGCACTACTCCGGGAGAATCATCTTTCGGAATAGCCATTTCTACGCTTATCCACGGGGATTGCTTTGCCTGCCATTCGGCACCTTTTCTGAACATATTCAACATTGCTTGTCTCTGATAGGCTAATTCACCTTCAACTATTATTGCATAACTTGACGTAAGTTCTTGTTTTGCTGCTTCTTCTACTGTCTGTTTCATAATTTATCCTTATTGAATGTTCTGATTTATGTAATTCACAATCTTTTCCAACTTGCTTGAAGCAAACAAGCAATTATTAAGTTGTCGCTTGCCCTCTTTCCATTCGTGGAATAATTGATAATATGGTGGACTAAGTGTACGGTCAATCTTTATGCGATATTGATTAGTCCCATACTCAGTTATAAGATTCTCAATGTATTCGTCTGAATTATCTTGATTGGTAACAAATACCATCTTATCAGTAGTAAGTATCATATTTTACCCTCCTTATCAAATTCGGATAATGCCTGCTCGCAGAACTTGACCTGCTCCAAAGCATAATCCCTCTTATAAGTGATTATATCGCGTGTTGTATAGTCCGTATAAAATCGGTCTATAATGCTTTTAACATAAAACCTTTTAGGTTCCTCACAATGGTTCAGAAGAATCACGTATTCATCGTTTCTCGGATGCAAGCACAAAAAACGATAATAATTCACTTCACCATTTAGGCATTCAATCAGTTTTTCATCTGTCTTTAGATTTCCAATGTCTTCTATATTCCTTATTGGTCTCATAATTCAATATTTTTTATTATTTTTTCTATTCCGCTCGCTCTGTACCTCTGCCATACACATCTTGCACCATGACGCTTTCAGATGGTATTCCTTACCGTTACGACGGGCTATTCTATCGAAAAAACGGGATAACGGAAGCGCTCTACCACAGCGGGTGCACAGTTTACGCTCCACTCCGTCAACGACCACCCGGTTACGGGGTTTCCTCCTCACGATTTCACATGGTCCGCATTCGGACGCACCGTACCTCCTGCAATATGCAAGGGAATGCTTGCCGCACTTGGAGAAGGATGTACAATCCGAACGGGGAACAGTCTGGTGAACGTTCATACGGCATCGCTCATTAAGTCGAACAATGTGGGTGCGCTGACCTCCATCTCCGCCTCATACAGATATGAAAGACTATCTTTCCAGTAGTCGTAATTGAGTTCAGTAGACAGACCTTTCCTCCCCAGATTGATAGCGCAATAGGGAACGGTGCCGATACCTCCGAACGGGTCAAACACCAGTTCACCCCTGTTTGAATACCGTTCAATCAATCTTTCGACAATATCTAACTGAAGGGGACAAATATGATTCTGCCGTTTCTTCTGCGACTGCTTGGTATTGAGCGTGCGCATACGGGTGACATCATCCCATATCCAATCTTTCTTGCTTACCGGGTCAACGGCCATGAATGTCTTTGGCAGTTTTCCATATGCCTCCAGTTCTTCGGCAAATGACACGTGTTCCTCATAATCATAGACGTGCCCACGCTCGTAGTTCCTGAATAGGTGGCGTATCTTGTCAATGCCGGCCCCTTTCATGTCCTCGTAACTCAACAGGGAGTTACCCGATGATTTCCAACTTGCATGAGCGTCTATCTGCCAACGGGCCAACGAATATTCGCTTTTGTTTTTTGTCACCGGCAAATCAGCATAGGCCCGTGAGGTGTCGGAAGGAAGCTTGCGGAAAAGAAGGACATACTCAGGACAACCGATACCCATCTTTGAACCGTCCTTGCACATCTCCGTATATCCAAGCCGATAAGTCTGGTTGTTCTCCCTTACCACATCCGTATCCACCGTGATGCGCCCCATGTAGCGGAAACCGTGTTTCATGTAGTGGAATACAGTCATTTCACTGAACGGGTCGATGGTGGGCATACCGTCACCAGTGGCGTTGCCGAACAAAACACGGTCTTTCACATGGATGCAAGCTAACCTACCGGGTTTAAGAATACGCATAAGCTCCGGTGTAAGATAATCCATCTGCTCGAAGAACTTGCCGTTGTCCTCATTATGCCCGAAGTCGTTATAGGTCGGAGTGTACTCATAGTGGTTGGAGAACGGGATGCTTGTTACAATTAGGTCCACCGAATTACTTTCCATAGTCTGGCATTCAAGAACATTGTCATTATTGATTGCCCTCCACAGTTTGCCGGACTTTTCTTCCCTGCTGGCAAACATCCACCGCATCATCTTCTCCTCTGCCTGCAAGCCGAACAAACCGTTCTCGCGGACTATATCGGTCATCTTGGCTACCATCTCGCGGTGTTGCGCCCACTTCTGCATGAAGCTCTTGTATATCTCTCCCTCACTTTCCGCATAGACCAGATAAAGGTCAACCGGATGCTGCTGCATGAAACGGTAGATACGGGCTATCGCCTGGAACTTGTCGTTGAAACGGTAGTCGATGAACATGATTGCCTTATGGCAGTGGTACTGGAAGTTCAAACCTTCACCAAGCATCTCCGGTTTGGCAGCCAGATATTTCAGACGGCCGTCCTTAAAGTCCGCTATCACTTCGTCGGCTTCCTCATCATCCTGCGAGCCGTACACAGCCTTACATCCGGGTATGGCATCACACAAAGCCTTCCGTTCATTCTCCAGGTCATGCCATAAAAGGAAATGATCGTCTTTGTTTTCAGGACGGTTAATGATTTCCACCACACGGACAATCTTTTCCTGCATGTTGTCCCGACGTTCTTTCGCTGCGTCGGCAAGTCCGAGAGCAGCCTCACGGAACATCTTCACTTGTCCGTCACGGTCGGTTCCGGCAGTGGAGTTATCAACACTAACCACTTCTTCATGTACACGCAGTTCCGGCAATTCATATCCGGTATCGGGGTAACCAAGGTCGGACGGTTTGGTGAGGAACAACGCCCATGTACTTACCCACAACCAGAACTCCTTCTCCTTGTGCGGATAAAGGGTAAGGTTATTCGCCTTCGTGCTGTCACGCTGAAAGAAACGGGTAAGCGCCTGCCCGGTATCCATCACACCGAGATAACCGGCATAATGTATCAGTTCCTTATATCTGTTGGGCGATGGCGTGGCGGTGGCGACAAAGCGGTAGGGAACATCCGCAAACAAGGGAAGGAACTCCTGATAGGTCTTGGTACCGAAACCACGTAATACGCTCGCTTCATCCAATGATGTTGCGGTGAAGTAGGAAGGTTCTATTCTTACACCATCTTCACCGTCGCGCACACGCTCGTAGTTCGTAACCATGATGTCAGTCGGGCATATCATCACATCAGCCATAGCTCGTACATAGGTCACTTTCATGTGCAGATGTTGTTCCGCTTGTGTAAGGAACTCGACCACTACACGCTTGGGGCATACGATTAATCCTTTGCCGCCTTTGTGTTTCAAGACTACCCGAAGTATCTCCAACTGGGTTACGGTCTTCTGCATACCGAAACTGGAGAATATAGCACGGCATCCACCGGATATTGCCCAACGAACGGTATCTTTCACATGGGGATATAACGACAAGGTTAATTCATCCGGATTGACCTCGAACCCGGTCTGACGGCTGATGGCCATCTTGTCTTTTAAAAATTCTATATATTCTTTCATTAAGCTACTTCTTTTAATTTCTTCAATCTTAACTCTCTAAGTTTTGCACAAAGTGCTTCGGCATTCTTCTTTGCCTGTGTAACCTCTACCGCATTTCCGATAAACTTCTTCTGGTCAGCTTGTGTACCAACTAACACATAATCCTCCGGAAAGCCCATGATACGTTTTAGTTCAGGAATGCGAAGCATCCGCATTTTAATATCCACTATGCCATACAGTGCCATGAACTCCTTTATCTTCACGGTCATAGGACTATCATTGTCGTAGATTTCAATCGCTACCTGACCGCTTTCTGTTGCTACCAGATAGGGCGGCATCTTATCCATTCGTGCTATCAGGGTGAAGCAGGGGTTATCAACGGAGCCGCCAGCACTGTTGAACTGTGGATTCATCAGATAATGCCATTTCCGGTTTGCGGTTATTGTCTGTGCCGGTTCCTCTATGTTGCTACCAATATTTGAGAAAGAAGTATTCATAATCCAAAGCTTGCATGTTATAAGTTTTTGCTTGGGATTGGTTAAAATTGCCGGACAAATATTGTCAATACTTGTATGTTGTCCTCCACCGGAATACTCATTGGCGATAAACCTTGGAGTTACTAATGATAATCTGTCTTTTGTTGTAACTGTCGCAGACGGCTCGTCTACCGAACGGTTAAAGCCGTTCCCATAGTGCGCTGACACGAAGGCATGATGGTCCCTGCATGTGATTGTTCCGGCAGGCTCTTCCACTGATACATTCTTGCTTTCGGGATGTCCGCTGAATTGTTTGGAAAGAAAGCAAACTTGCGCTACTCCAAGTCTGTTTTGTGTTGCTACCACCGGACATGGTTCGTCAATCCCAGGAGCGTTATATTTCCCCGTACGGCTCATAGAATTATACTTCACGAGGAAGGCATCCTTTCCTCCGGCTACAAACTTGATAAGTCCGGCATAGATACGCTCAAGCGTTTTCTCTGCAAGAGGCTTTTCCCTGAAGATGGTAGTTCCTTCATCAGAGAAATCAAGCACATCCTTTACCGGCTTCCACTTCTCCAGCCGCGAAAACATATCTTGCCTACCACCCTTACAGTGGGTCGGTTCAGGGAATACTATCGGCAAACTCTTTTTAGCAAAGATGCCGAAGAAGCGTTTTCTTGTGGTATAGGCGCCGAAATCGGCAGCATTCAGGATACGGTGTTCAAAGTTGTAACCATATTTTTTCACGTTGCGTACCCACTTCTGATAAAGTCTTCCTTTATCCATGCTGATAGGTTTCCCATTCTCATCCATATCTCCCCATGACATAAACTCTTCTACATTTTCAATCTGAATGTAGTCAGGGTCTATAACATCAATATAACGGAAGAGATGTTCTGCCAGCGTCCGGCTATCAGCATCTCTCGGTTGACCGCCTTTAGCTTTCGAGAAGTTGGTACACTCCAAAGAAGCATGAAGCATTATCATCGAATCAGGATATAATTCACGGATACGTTCAACAATAGTATTTATCGGTGAAAGCTCCAGTGTACGAATATCCTCAATGAAATGAAGTGCATCAGGAATGTTGGCATCATGTGAAAGGACAGCATTCTTATCGTGATTCACACAGCAAACGACTTTTGCACATCTATTGCCATTTAAACGGGCTTCTTCCACGCCTTCCGACAAACCACCGGCCCCACAGAATAGGTCTATGACAAATAATTCAATGTCGGACAACCCTTCTAAGCTGCATAATATCTCTTTCAATGATTTCATAACTCAATCAATCTCCTTCGGTTTCCAGTCATTAGGAACTTTTGCCCATTCTCTGAAAGCACTGTTGAATCCGTCCAAATCGGAAAACATATCCATCTTGGCGGTATCGGTGGTTACAAGGGTGGCGAACTCTTTGAAATACTTGTCGGCAACTCTAACAAAGTCGTTGTGCAGCTTCTTCAAGTTTCCAAGCAGAAGACCGTTTTCAGCCATTAAGTCGCTCGCTTCTTCCACCAAGCTGTTGGCTTCACAGTTCAGCAGGTGTGCAGCGGATAGCAACATGTTCATTCTGTCAATGCTACCATTGGCTACGGCGGCGTCAATTAGTTGTTTTCTTGGTTTCATAATCGTGTATCTTTTTTTCATCAGTTACAAGTAAGTCCTTAAACAATAGTCCGCTATCCAGTAGCAGACAAAATAAAAAGCGGCATACGCTGTCAGGATTGACAGAATAGTCGCTATCAGTTTTATATCTTTCATCTTCGGCTTTCCCCCTCGATTTTTATCACATTGAACATCTCTTTCACCCGGTCGGCAATATAATCCCCATACCGTTGAGAAAACTCCTTGTCCGGGTCCAGATTGGTAGTCATGTGGGTGTAGAAACAATATCTCTGCTCATAGCGCAGTTGCAAGACGGTCTGAATGGCATTGATGCCCGTACCAAAGTGTTTGGCATCCATAGGTTCCCGACCCACCTCGTCAATGGCAAGATTGTGCATACATGACCTGTCTGTGTATTGGTTTAACCCGACAATTCCTTTCTCGGCAAACAGCAAGGCAATCTCGGCAGCACTGGTGAACTGAAAGGTCAATCCGGCATCCGCACCGCCAATACAATAACGGGCAATTTTTGCTGCATAGTTCTGTAATCCTTTCAACAAAGTGGACTTGCCAACTCCGATAGGGCCATGTAATAACAAGCCCTTATCCAAATCAAGCATTCCCGGCATTCCCCATATCCATTGATAAAGGGCTTTCAGCAGTTGGCGGTTGCTGTCATCAACTGTAAAGGCCGGGGAAACGGATTTCATGGAAACTACGAGTTGGTTGCGCCAATACATGTCAGCCTGCTCCCTGCTCCATTGCTTATGGTTAGCTCTGTTTGCCGAAGACAATTGATTTGATACCGGCAGAACTTTCGTCTGGTTTTGTATCAGGTTTCCGATTGTTTCCATTTTTAGCTTGTGCTACGATTTCATTAAATTTAGAATTGATATTAGTTACGCTGAAATTATCAAATATCCACCCCTCTTTGACCGAGGAAAGAAGGTATTGAAGGGCATACAACAGAGAATCATCGGAAACGTCCATTTTCTTTTGTTCTCTTTGGAATTTGAGCTTATTCAAGAGCTGGGACATAGCCCCGGCATCCTTGGCTGTCCAGTAGTAGTCAGCCCCGAAGGTTTCCCTAAAATGCTGTTCAAATAGCAAACGGGCTTTTGAATTAATCTCTTTAGGCTTATTTTTCTTGCCTCCCCCCTTGGGGGGTGTGGGGGGAATATTATTATCTTCTTCATCTTTCTTTTTATTATTGCCCTTAGCTTGCCCCAATTCTTCTATTTTTTGAGCCATTTTTTCTGTGGTTGCCCTTAACTCCGCCCTTAGTTCGCCCAAAGCATGATTTAATCCGCTGATTTCTTTGTTGTTGTCTATGCCCTTATCTACGTCTCTTTGCCTGCCCTTGACCGGATTATATTCATCATAGTTACATAAAGTAATTACGGTCATACCTTGTTTATTACAAGTCGTTATCATACCTCTTTTTTTAAGTTTGGCAAGGAAATAGCGCACTTTCTTTTCAGACCATTGCCAACGCTTCATCAAAAACGATACGGATGCTGGATATTGACCTCTTGTATAAGAGATTTCCCGACCTCCGATAAGTTCGCTGTACGCCTTGTCGGTTGCCTCAAATCGTGCGCTCTGAATCAAGTCGAGCCACGCTTCGCATTCCGAAAACTTACGGGCTACTTTCCACATTTCATTCGAGAAAAACTTGCGGCTTAGCCTCAAAAATCCTTCGTCCATAGTCTTAGAATCTCACGTTAGTTAATTGCCTTCCGTTAGAGAATACAGCCCATTTCCCATTTCCGCTATCAAACAACCGTAAGTCCGATACCTCTCCGAAACGTTTGATATTACCGCATAAATCCACAATCCATCCACATTCTTTAGAAGGATGCGGGCGGATGGCACGACCGACTATCTGATACCACATGGCAAGTGACATTGTAGGACGTGCCATAACTACCGTATCAAGTTCCGGATAGTCAAAGCCGGTGGTTAATACCCCGACATTCGCCACTACCGAAATTTCACCAGCCTTGAACGCTTCAAGTATCCTTTCGCGCTCACCTTTTGGGGTGTCACCCGAAACGATTGCGGCTCCGGGTATAGACCAGGTAAGCCGCTCCGCTTCTTTCAGAAAACGGGTAAATACCAAAATACCTTTCCGTTTTCCTCCGGCTTTGGGATTCATCAGCCTTTGGACAATATGAACGAGATAGCCGTAAAAGTCTATCCGTTCATATTCTCTCTGAACTGACCTATCCGTGTAGTCGGCACCAGTGGTATTTACTTTCAAATTGAGTTCGTTCCATCCCGAAGGATTCATTGGATAATAATTTAGTTTTGCTAAATATCCCAAATCTAATAGGGTTGATACCTGTACATGGTAAATGACCTCTGAAAAGACATGAGGCTTTGTCCGGGTGATGAATTTCAGCATAGAGCCGAAATCACGGCTAGAGCTTAAACGGTATGGTGTTGCAGTCAAGCCAAGAACCTTGCACTTTACCGCATCAAAGAAATCCTTGTACATTCCCTCTTTAGGGTTTACAAGGTGGCATTCATCAACAATGATGTTCTTGAAGTGGGTAAACAGCTCAGGATGATTCTTCACACTGCCGATGGTGGCAAATGTTATCCGGCTTATTTCTTTTGAGTTAAAGGATGCAGAATAGATGCTGCAATCAAGAATGCCGTATGAGCAGAGTTTCTTGAAGTTTTGTTCTAAAATTTCTTTTGAGGGCTGAAAAACCAATGTATGACCGTCAAGCCTTGCGGCTATATCCGCTATGATAAGACTTTTTCCACTCCCCGTAGGCAGAACCATGATAACATTCGTCTTCTTCGCCCTGTTATTGAAGAAAGAAACGGCAGCATCAGAGGCTTTCTGTTGGTAATCACGTAGTTTGTACATATCTATCTTCTGATTTAATGATAAAAGGGGAATCCTCACTAAGTTTGGAAAGAAATGTCCGGATTATATAAGCCTGTTCCTTACTTAATCCAACCGGAGAGAATGAACCATCATTATTCTTGACCATCATGACAAATGTTCCTGCTTCCAAATCATTCATAACCCTTTCTCCTTTCGTAACTTCTTATTAAGTGCTTTGTAATACTTGATTAGCTGTTCGTACTCAAAATCAGTCATTTTGGAAGTGCTGGCAGCTTTCACTTTTAGCAAATCAAATTTCTGTTGACCGATTTTAGCAATTAGATTCACCCGATAGCCTTCCAAATGATCAGCTTTGAATCTGTTGCAGTGTCGGCATTCGGCATGGCAATTATTCTCATCAAACCGTGTTGTCAAATGTGTACGACTGAAATAGTGCCCGCAGTCCGCTTGTGTAAGCGGCTTTATCTGTCCACATGATATACATCGGAAGGAACCGTTTGGCATACAATCACGAAGCCGGATGAAAAGGGAAAACTCCTTGTCGAGTTTAGCTTTCAAATCCGGCTTCTTCTTTACTGTTACCCCTGCTTTATCAAACAAGGGTAAAGGCTTGTTTTGCTTTGATTTCTTTTTGTATCTAAACAACATGAAATTATATTTTTAGTATCTTTGTCCTAAACCAATAAATTAGATTATGGAACTTGATGAAATTCTAAGAAAGTTATATTCTCGAAACAAAATAGAAATACTATCTGTTATAAACACAGCGTATCATATTTCTATTGAAAACTATGACAGGCTCGCTCACTGTGTTCACACAGGATTTTGTTGTAATACACATAAGGGTAAACTAATAGGATTTATTTATTGTATAACCAATAAAGAATTATATTTCCAAGGTAACAGTAAGCGATTGCTTGGGACGTATATGAGGCCTAACAAATCTGCGTTATTCAATGATTGGTTAGTAGCGCAAGCCTCTGAAAGATCTAACTTATATCGCCATTGTATATCATATAGTATAAATGAAGGAACAATGAATGTTGTTGATCCCAATAATATAATAAGGACAAATGATGGAAAATACATTGTTTATGCAGGAAAAAATGAATGGGATAAATTTACCATTATCAAAGGCAAATCCAATATAGAGTTCCCTATATTGGATTTACCAATACCAACGTTCTATTGTGGCGGGGAATATAGATTTAAACTCAAGTAGATAAGCGAGATTCCCAACTGATCTCTTTGCCCAACACTTACCCGTGTTTGCCTGCTCTATCTATAAAGATATGGCAGGCTGGTTAACAAAGTTATTCCATATAAGCCATTGAAAACTCTTTCGGAATAAACCGCCCGACCGGAATAGGTTTGGCTGATTCAATAGCCGTGTGAATTTCTCTCTTTTTGAACTCATGTCCCTTTTCTTTGGCTTGTTTCTCACATTCTTCCTCTTTGTTTTTGAGATAGTGGGTAATAAGCATCATCGCTCTGTCAACGTTGAAGGTGTTCACGACAAAAGTCTGAACCCTTTCGTCTTCATTTTCCCCATCCGTGAATGTGATTTTCGTCTCAATCTGGTAGAATTTCTTTTCATTCGGTTTAGATTCTTCGTCGCTATCTTCCGTCTCATCGTCCATCTTATCAACGTATTCTGCCATAGTGATTTCATTTTTGAGATAGGCAAGCGAAGCATCATCAACCTTGCGTTCTTTTAAGTTGTCAGTAAGAATCACGCAAGAATCGAACTCCTTTATCATTGTCAGGGTGAATCCGAACTGATAATTGAGTTCGATGTAGTCTTTCAAGATAAGGCAAGCATTCTCTAGCCCAGTGGCATACAGCAAGAACTTATACTTCTTGTCACTTATTTGTGCTTGTGCAAGATAGGGATATAAGAACTTGTTTTCATTCTCGAACGCCAAGCGGTTCTGGTTACTGACTTCCACTTCCTTGATACCGTCGGCCTCCATACTGAAACGAATTTTCGCCAAAGTGTCTTGGTCTATTAGCGTACCACGGTCGAAAAGAATTTCATTTCGTTCAATGGTTACTGTTTCACCGGTATCTTCATCAATAAAAGATTCCTCCCATGTTTTGAGGACACGTTTTGCAAGGTACATGTTGAGCATCTTCTTCGGGTCAGATGTCACATACCGGATTTCTGTTTTTCTTGTTTCTATCATAACTAAATAAATTCTTGATTTCTTTGTATTTCCTGCTGGGCGTATATCAGCATTTGATGTTCATTGGCGGCAGGTAAGTAGATACCTGCCACTGATGCGCTCCAATTACGAAAGCGGTCAATCGAAAGGGTCATTTCACCTGTTGTCAGTTCGGCAGAACTACGCAAATAGGTTACTTCATTGCCTTTCTTGTTGACCGTCTTTCGTTCAAACAAATCACGGTTGCAAGTCCTCTTATAGAAGTCAATTTTGGCTTCGTCAAGGCTGCAACCGTACTCACTACCGAAATACCCTAAAAGAAGATGCAAATAGCTGTTTTGGGCAAGCGTGCGGTTGGGCAGTTTCTTTTTCACTTCCACCACCGCACGTTCACTAAACAGCTTGTTTACATACTCCTTGAACTTGGGTATTTGATATTCATTCTTCAAGTCGAACAGCATACGCTAAAAAGGCAAATCATCCTTTACATTGCCATTAGCATCAACCGGAGGCGGGAAATTCTGCGGCTGTTGCTGATAAGTCGGTTGTGGCGCTGGCTGTTGTATCGATGTTGTCTGTTGGGATTGAGATACACCGCCACGCGCATCTATTTTGTAACACCGAATAGACGCCATACGTTTGAATTCTCCGTCCTGATTCGTCCAAGAACGCCCTTGTAAGACAAATGATACAGTAACAACATCACCCTGATTAAAGCGGTCGAGTTCTGCACACTTATCGCCTGAAAACTCTAAGGGAATAACATTCTCATACTCGCTACGCTCTCCCGTATAAGGGTCGTAAGTGGTAGCATCCAAGATAAACTCCCGTTTTGTAAATGAGGAACCACCGTTTTTGGATGGTATTTGAACGGTTTGTCCGATTTCGATTATCCGTCCGGTTATTTGGTTTGCCATTAATTTTCTCCTCCAAAAATCTTTTTATCGGTTATAAGTTCTCTGTTTTCTTCCAAAAACCGGATAAATTCCTCACAATGATTAGTGAGAATAGGAATATCACGTTCTGGATTGAAAACGTATGTTTCTGTATAGGTATCTACCACAAAACCACCTTTATTGAACTCTACAATGTTGTACTCAAATGTCCGTACATCCGAACCGTTCTTCATCAAAGCGTAAGGATAAACCAAATGTTGATGGTGGTCTTTGAACTTCCCTACGGTATAGCTTCCGGTTGTTTTGATGTCGTGGACGCTGGCTGACATCAGTTCGTCAATTACCCCATAAACCAAAACATTGCCGTATGCGGTTGGAAGAATCGCTTCTACTCTTTGTTGGGTTAATGCTCCTTTGAAGTAACCGGCGAACTCTCGGCAAAGAGAAATGGGAAAAACAAATGTGCGGTCATTGTAAACAACCGTATAGCAAGTATTATCTTCGTTTCGCTCTACATCCATACCGTTCGGCTTGCGATTTTCTATAAGAGCGTCCACTAACTCATTAAAGGCTGTGCCCTTGTCGGCCGCTTCACTGTCGAAAGGTTTACGATTGATACGGTCTATCAGTTCTTGAAACTGCAATTCGTGAAATTCTTCGGGAGTATGGGGAGGATTTTCGCTCCATCCCCAATACTTTTCCCAAATTACATCACTATTCAGATATCCCCAATAGGCATCCAATAATGTTGCATATATACAGTAATTAAGCTGCTGGTTTTTCATAAGTCTTTGTCTCTTTATTGGGAACAAGCCCTAATGCTTTTGCTTTATTATTAATAAGCACTTTTGCCGCAACCATCGAACTACCTATATGTTGAAATTCACCAAGCCTTGATAACAAGTCATTGATGGATTCTGCGTCTGTCACCAGCTCAACCTGCTCTTTGATTTCCTCCATCACCTTATCGTATTTCTCCTGTGCTTCTTTCTTGGCGGCGAGCATCCCAAGGTAAGAGTTAATAATCTTCGAGGCGATAAAGTCGTTCTTGGCAGTTGGATTACCGTTCCTATCAAGGATAGTCGGCACTTCCATCACTGAAGGAAGATTGCAGGTATTCTTTCCGTCATTCCTTGATGTCGGATCGAAAGTGATAGTACGTCTTTGAACGCCTCTTTCGCTTTTCATTTCAAGATAACCGAGCAAATCCAGTTCGGTAACGATGGAGTTGTAGGATTTTTCACGTAAGGCAGGAATGAACACCGTATCATCACCTTCTTTTCTTGTGTCACGATGGGCAACGAAAATGATGTGCTTGTTCAGACTTGAGAGTGTTCTTGTCATCCAAGAAAATTCAGCATTGATACCACTCCAATCCCGGATAGACGGTTGGCGGTTACCACATTTATAAGCAATGATGAAATCCATCATCTTGCCAATGGTATCAACTACGATTGTCTGATAAGCTGACAAATCTTCCTGCAAGACCTGTTGAACATCACTCCAAGAAGTGACCTGTACTGTGTCTATGTTTTCCAAATGTGCCATATTCATACGCTTAACGCCATTATCGAAATCCAATAATAACGGTTTCGGTGCGCTCAATGCCACTGTTGATTTTCCCATACCAGCCTGGCCGTAAATCATCATTTTCACTGTGGTAGGGATTACTAATTCATTTGATTTTTTGATAAGACTCATAATCGTAAAATTTAAAGGGTTAATTATTCTCTTTCTGTAGAATAGCATCTACATCACTTTTTCGGTACAATCTCTTACCTCCTATTTCCAACCTGCACAAATATCCAATTTTATGCCATCTCCATAAGGTTGACTTATCGGTATGTAGAATCTGACTTGCCTCTTTAATGGTCAAGTAATCCTCTTCCGGTCTGATGAAAGAGTCTCTAATACTTCTCACAGTCTTTTTTACAAGATGTTCTGCGAACTCTTTCAAATCAGTGGACTTTATTGTCAAAGTAACATTGGCACCACTATTTAAAATATCCTCCATGTTCATTCTCTTACCCTTTCCATATGTTCAATTCTAAATCTTCGTAACCTCCTCATATCACCTTGTTCGTGGTAAAGTGACAAAGAAAATATGCACAGTAAGCAACATGCGACGGACACACGGACTATAGGCGAAAAATCCATCGTGAGCCTCACACCGGCTATCCGTTCATAAAGCATTGTTGCAAGTTCTCTCCCATTCCGTACATGCAATATTTCAAAAGCCTTTTGTAACTGGTTATTAATCGTGCTAACCGCCCGGCATTTGAAATTGGCAATTTCCTTTTTCTCATACCCCTGTGCATACATTCGTGCTGTAATTTCGCATTCAGGGGTGAGTTCTGTGAATACCCGTTCCATAATCGTGTGAGTTAGATGACTATGACTCCCTTTTTACAACGACAATACCTTTTTTCGGATAAGACTTTGAAGCCCATTTTTTACCCTCAAGAAGATGCTTGGCATTTAGAAGTGATACGTTGTTGCGGATTGTCTCAAGTGAAGATATAGGCAGCTCTATCGTGGCTCCTCTCTTCATGTTTCTCATTTTCTCTTTACTTTCTACCTTTTCCATAAATGTTATATTAGAATGATTGGTGGGCGTTGACGGACTCGAACCGCCAGTCTCCTCCAATGAGGTGTGTTAACCATTACACCGAACGCCCCAATAAGAAAGGTGCGCTATCTTCACAGACGGCACACCCAGTACAAACACAAAATAAAACACGACAAAACAGTTTATACTAACACTTTTCATGTAACTCCATGCCGGTTATCACTGCAAGTATAACAGACAAAATAAACATTGCAGATGTCAACACGATTCCCGTCATGTACAAAGGGCCATCCTTTATTATGGAATTACATAATATCATTGTCATACAAAGCAGTACAAGCAACGAAAAAGAGAACATAATTATCTTCATAACATCGTCATTGCAACCAGTTCATCACTATAGAATTCTACAAAATCGTGCTTTCCGAACTCTACCATTACTTTATCCCCATTGATGGCGCAAATCGCCCCAATCTTGCTTTCCCATCCGGGATGTTTACACTTAACCGGCATACCTATATATGGCATACGTGATTTATACATACTTTTTCCCATAATCGTGTGATTTTAAATTTTACCGCCCGTACAAGGATGAGGTAAAGCGGTGCGCACTTCGCTTTGCCCGTGGCTTTTAGTACGATAGTAGCACTAACCTTTGCTGCGGTTGTGTACCCTACCCGATTCTCGCTATCGGATGTCAGTCTTTAGCTGTCAATAGGGCTATATTGTCGATGTGCGTGTCGGTCGCCTAATCCGTCATTACTTACACCTCAAAGACTATGGTTACACATCTATTAATTGTTAAACATTGCACAGCTCGCAAGCCCCAACTTGCTTATGTGCGTTCGTTATCTTTGGTTGGCAAAAACGGCTTATGAATTACACCGTAATTGCTTTCACAGACTTATCAAAGAACCAATCAATAGTACCCTGCTATCGGATGCCAGTCTTTAGCTGTCAATAGGACTGTCGTGCGTGATATAATCGTGTGATTAATCATCGTAAAAGAACTTCTCGCCCGGCTTTCTGAAAAGCCTATAACTTGCATACAAGCAGCCTAATACTATCAATGCCTCTATCATACTGCTATTCTATCAAGTTGAAACTCTATGTAATCAATCTCTTCTTGAATAATCTCTAAGGCCTCTTCTTTGGTATCGGTATTACAGAAAGCACAAGCCTCTGTGTCAGACATCTTATCAACTCTATCAAGG